GGATACAGATAATAAAAAGTTCCACATGTTGAGAGATCCTAAGCCTATCACTGGGTATAAGCGTATGAATGGTGTAATTGGTTACAACACGAACAAAGGTGGTGAAATTGCCATATGTTTAGATGGCGATGCAAATGAGATATTCCATGTACTCATTCATGAACTTGCACATTGTACAGTGAAAGAGTATACTCATTCTCCAGAATTTTGGAAAAATTATACAGAATTGAGGGACATGTGTGTAGAATTAGGCATCTACAAAAAAATTCCACAAAGAACTAAATTTTGTGGTAAGCACATTCAGGATAAATAATCTTTCATTATGATATAATGAAAACACCTGTGAGTGTTTTACTTTCAGTCATAGCATACTGGTTGGCTATATTTGGTGTCATGTTGGTACCCACATTCACCAACATATACTGGTTCAACCTCATATGGTTAACTATGGTTATACCAAATGTTCTGCGTCTCATCGTAAACACGATTCCCCGCCTTGCAGTTGACCGCATCTTTTTCTTCGCGACGACTATGTTATCTATGATAACTATGTATTTCATTAACAGGATTTGGGATGCGTCCAAGTCAGCTGTGGAATCTACAAAAGATGACAGGAGAAAGAAGCAGATTTTAACCTTCTTGTTGATGTCTACTTTTGCCGGTGGTGCTTTAATAACATATTTTGCGGGTATTGATAATTCCATCTACAGTAACATGGGATGGGAACGTTAAGGCTTGACAATGTAGTCTTTTACAAAGAAAAAGACGATAGCTGCCACAGCTCCAGTTGAGGCGAGACCAACAAAACTTCTACCCCCTTGTTCGTTAAGGAACTTAGGGATAGAGGTCGCAAGCTTATCTTGAACTGGTTTGCTGATAGCAAGAGCGGTACAGGCCGCGACAACGACCGCTGTGAGCTGATCGTCGGTGAGATTGAGGGGGTTCTTACTTTCCACCTTTGTCTCTTCTGGGGGAGTGTAGCTTCCTTGGGGTTGGGGAGCGGTCATTTGAGGCATCATACCCTGCATCCTAGGTTCATCGGTCATCATTGGAGGTTCCATCATGATATCGTTAATAGGAGTAGAATCCATCGTCTCTTTATTTCCGTGTATATTTTTTTCGGGGTGATTATTCACGAATGCGGTAGAGGCATTGTTGTGAAGTGGAACCATACCTTCACCATCATCCGAAAGATTTAATGTGTTTACTTGGGGAGAAGCCATTAATATAGTACACGTTTTTTCATTTCTTTTTTATCACGCGAAGAGCGGTTTTTTTTGTAGCTTTTTTTGCATCATCTTCTTTTTGTTCTAAATGTTTGGGATTATACATCTTTTTGTGAAGTCTCCAGAGTTCGGGACCCCCCACTCTAAAGTTTTTCCTGAGAGATGCCTTGTACCAAAATACACAATCCTGTATCTTATTAGATTTCACGGTGTTATCCAAAACTAGACATTCATAGTTCTCTGTACATGCGTCCATAACCTTACAAAACATATCAAAAGATGGGAAGATACCAAAGAATGATTTATATAACTTCTCTCTATTCTGGATAATATTTTCTCGAAGAATAAAAACATAATCCACATTGGCTCTAAGTGCTGGTGGAAGATCCATAACGTATTGCATCGTAAGCATGAAGAAGATTTTCCAGTGTCTGCCATTCATGAAGCATTGACGAATACACGTATCTTTCAAAAATTTCGAATCGTACATGCAATCATCTAAAAGCATAAATGCACCGCAATTTGTTTTACCTGCACCGACCAACTTTCTTTGTCGTGCCATCACTCTTTCTATCGCATCTCTGTCATAGTCTCCATAAATGAAAAGGTCTGGAATAAACTCTGAATAAAAATGGTTACCTTCTTCTGTTCCCGATAAAACTATACCAGCTGGAAGATGCTTTTTATGGAACATGATATCTTTTACTAACGTAGATTTACCAGTATTACGTTTACCTATGAACACACAAACCCTATCATCTGTAATCGTCTCAGGTTTGAACTTCCTCAACTGAAGGTTCATTCTAATGTAATGTCTCGTTTTATTTACCAAAATTTTACTCACATAATGTAGGAATGGCTGGTCGTTTAAGACTTGCCGCCACAGGAGTCCAAGATGAATGGCTCACAGGTGAACCACAATATTCTTATTTCCTGATGAATTTCAAAAGACATACAAAATTTTCCATAGATACATTTGAAAATCAATTTGATGGTGATATATTATTTGATCACACGATTGAGTGTAAAATACCAAGTAGTACAGGGGATCTTATTAAACACATGACGCTCAAAGTTACCCTCGAAGATCCTCAACCAGATCCTGATTCAAATGTAGTAGGTGGTTTATCAAATTGGTCTCCGGGTATTATTTCACATTTAGTCGAGTATGCTGAACTTCTTATAGGTGGTCAGGTTATTGAAAAAATAACTGGTGAATATATTCATATTCATCAACAACTTCATAATACAGATGACGATGTACAGCAGTCATTGTACTTCCTAAATGGTCATCTGAGACAATTACCATATGATAACACGTATACATACTTTATGGATATTCCATTTTACTTTTATAGAAATCCCACACTTGCCATTCCTATATGTGCATTGTCAAAACAACAAGTTTCTGTTCGAATTAAAATCAGACGTCTCCAAGATCTTGTTTTCGGTGGAGAAACTGTATTTAATCAATACTTTAACCCCGGTGGTTTAAACGATGGTGATGATGCCCTCAATGATGGTTTGGAAGATAGGTATGAGAGAGATATTTCAGCGGTTATCAGAAAATTTTCCCTTGATACAGATGTCGTTTACTTGACTGACGATGAACGAAACTTTTTAATGTCTACACCGGTAGACTATGTCATAACACAAGTACAAATGTCTCAATTCAAAATGAAAGCCGGGGAAAATAAAAAAAGTGTCATGTTGAATTTTAAACATCCAGTTAGAGAACTTATATTTTTGTCTCAAGCAGAAGCGGATACAAGTAATAACATTCCAGTGTGGTATAATGAAATTTCAAACGCTGAACTCCGTTTTAACGACCAGATTGTATTCAATCGTTCAGGGAAATTTTTAATGTATGAGCAAGCATTCAAACATCACGTAAACACATCAATTTTAGATAATTCCGCACAAGTATATTACACAATTGGTACATATTCATTTGCACTTAACCCAGAACGTCATTATCCCACAGGACAGGTTAACATGAGTCGCATTTCACATAAAATGTTTACGATTGAAATTACCCCGTTTTACACTAGCTCGGATAATTATACTCGTATCTACGCAGTCAACTATAACGTTTTACGATTCCAGAGTGGTTTAGCTGGTTTAAAATTTTAGATGAATATAATAGTAATGTCTGGTCGCATTCAACTTTTGGTATCTGGACCACAAGAACAATTTTTTACAAGTAATCCAGACTATACACATTTTTTGGAACGTTTTAAAAAACATTCAAATTTTTCAAATCAATATGTGGATATCGATCCCGAGAACCAGGTTGATTTTGGAAAGACGATTCGTTTTAAAGTTGCACAAAACACGGGAGACCTTTTAAAAACACTTAGTTTGAAAGTGACACTTCCACAACTAACTACAGGTGGAACATGTTATATAGAATCCGTGGGTCACGCACTCATAGAATATGTGGATTTGATAGTAGGAGGGACGGTGATTCAACGTTTGACGAGTGATTATCTTCAAATTTACTCTGAACACTATGTGACACAGACCAAGCAAATTGCTCTTAAAAATCTAATAGGTAAATATCCACTCCGAACAGGTGATTTGAGGGTTTCAAATCCAACTATACTTACACATGGTACACTGGGTTCAACGAAGAATGAAGATTTATTTATCGATTTACCTTTTTACTTTTATAACCACCCGGAACTTTCTGTACCTCTGTGTGCCATTAAGTATCAGGAAGTTGAAGTAGAATTTAAACTGAGAGACGCTCGAGATTTAGTTGTACAGACAAATGGAGACTATGCCACATTAACTGAAGACTTAAAAATAAAGAATTCACAACTTTGTGCGGAAGTTGTATTTTTAGACGCAGTTGAAAGAATAAAATTGGAAAATACACAACGAGATTATCTCATTACCCAGATTCAACAAGATGTATTTAACGTTGGTGTAGGTGAAACCTCTTTCCGTGACAAGCTTGATTTTATTAACCCAGTAAAAGAGCTATACTTCGTGATTCAACGTAGTGGAACTACAGGAAATGGAACATCTCAAGGCAATTTTGTCACCATTTTTGATTACGACAACACGTCAAATGTAGCGGGTGACAAATATATACTCTACGAGAACTTGGATCACCTTACAATCACACTTGATGGTAATGATATCGTAACGAGGGATACAGGTACTGTCCCTTTCGTTAAAGCTTGTCAGGCGGCTATACATCATTCAAAAACACAATTGATTCGACGTTTCTATTCCTACAGTTTTGCACTTCAGCCAGAAGAATGGTACCCAACTGGACAGGTTAACTTTAGTCACGTAAAAGAGCAAATTTTAGCCCTAAGTTTAACTCCATGTCCAGATTTTTCCAGGCAAATTCGAGTCTACGCAGAAAGCTACAATATTCTTCGTGTTAGTGAGGGAATTGCGGAAACTCTTTTTGATATTAAACATTAAAGATGAACATGCAAACTGGCTTCGGTGAGGGCGGTTCAGCTATGGCAGATCAATATATGAAGTCTATGATTGACATCATGATGCCCGTAATGGAACAAAGTATGGTATTAGCGGCTGAATATTCCAAGGCGTGTGGAAGAGATGTAATTCTCCCAGAAGACATGGAATATGCATCTAAATATTGTGCGATGAACACAGTTGGAAACAATATTGGATCTATTTTTCCAGATGTGTATGATGAAGAAGAGTCAGATGACGAGACGGAAATTGAAGAAGTGTCTGCCGAAGACTGCCCTACATTTAAGAGGTATTCTGGAGAAGATTTAAAATTTAATCAAGTGAACGAGGCATATGACCGTTGGAACACTTGGGAACCTCAGAGTCCGGCAGAACAGATGTTAAAAAATGCTATTAATAGTAATGAGCACATGGGTGCCTGAACCATGGACATTTTCAGAAGATACATTTAAACCATATGAATGTGATTCAAGCTCTACCAGTTCATCAGACGACGAACCAATTTTTAGTAAAACGAAAACACTCAAAAAAACTAAATATAAAAAAATTGAAAAAGAACCCTTACTTCCAGAATAATTTTCCTCAGGTATAGTATAAAACTTACATAATGGCTGGCGTCATTGATACTGCTATGGACACCGTTCAACTCGTCGCGGCTGAGCTTGAGACTCAGTCGCTTAACTCTATCGTCGCAGGTTTCTCCTTCGCGGCGGCCATGTCTTGGATGGATTTCGTTCGCTGGGTAATTGTCCAGATCATCAAGGTTCCCAAGAACGGTGGTTCTCAGTACGCTCTCACCGCTCTCTTCACCACCCTCCTCTCGGTGGTTGTTTACAAGATCATCTCCATGGTTTCCACTCGTGTTTCCAAGCCTGCTCAACCCGTCTTCGCGATTACCCGCTAATTGGTTTTCGTTTCATCAGAGTAAGAAGAAAAATACCAATCAAAAGAATTATACCAATGTATATGTATTCTCTCCATTCATAAACATTCTCCAATGTGGGAACCTTTATGTCTGTGAAAACATCACTCTTTTTAGTCGTTTCTATTGAAACTTTTGGTAATCCTTCCAGTTTATCAGTTGAACATTGTATTTCAAATTTTAATACATGTTCCTCGGAACCAAAATCATATGATTCAAGATTTCCATTGTTCATATAGAGGAATTCAAATCGAAGATTTTTAATTATTTTTTGTGAACCGGAATGAAAGCGATGCACGAATGGATCGTCTGAACCATTAAAGGTTATAGCAGTTGTATCATCTAAGAGAATGTGTCCCGTGTAGTGTGGCGTTGTCACATAGACACTTTGATTAAGTTCATCCGAGCCAGAAGATAGTCTTAAAATGAGGGATTTGGGTCTGATTGGTGTAGTTTGAGGTGTGGGTATGCGAGCAGATACAAGTCTAATTTCAGACACATCATAAATTGGATTTTCGAGATTTATGACATATGTATTAGCAAATGGGTACAAAACACTATCACGGACAGAACTATCTATATCGAGGCTATGAACCTTCATTAAAATATAGGAACAATATTTTAATGAATGTTTTTCTATCTTTAGATGTCATAAATTATTGGGAGAGAGAATGTGCGAGAGGGTTATTCGCAAGTTGTTTCCTAGCAACGTCTAAAGAACCACAATTTGGGTTTGCATTCCCCTTATAGGCATTAAACTGGTGGAATGGTTTTTGTTGATAGTGTTGTGTCCACCCACCATTCGCAGCGTTTATGCGACCATCAATACGAGAGGTGTCACTACGAACAGATGTAAGACGACCACCCTGTTTGAGTGCACTTTCACGAACGTTCATACGACCCGCGTTACCCATCCGGTTAGCCTTTCCTCGCCTGTCTTCTGGGCGGAAACCATACTTCATGAGTTCGTCATTCGTCTTCTGTGTTACATTAACAGCTGCACTGTTTGTGTAAGCACCACGGAAATTGCTAATACCAGGGGCTGGCCGATTAGCATACACGTATTGCATATCGTTTCGGTCACTCTTGAAACGAGTTGGGTCCTGTGACACGGTCTGAGCAGAAACAAAACGCTTCGCACCATTGAAACCTAAACCATCGTTACGAAGTCCTGTCTCTGATCGGTTTGTAGTTCGTTTTGTTCTTTCGTGTTCGTTGCGGGGTACAACACCTGACATTCCCTGTGCACGACCAGGCATCGCTGGTAACCGAGATGGTAAATGAGCGGTCGTCTCTGGTTTATTATGAGTAAGTTGACCAACAAGTGAAGAACGACCACCTGTAACATCGGCAGCTGGACCAGTGCGTCCTGGTAATGTAGTAAGACGATATTCACCTGCGTTAATTGGGTTTACCCTAAACATTTGTTGGTATCCACCTGTAGCTGGTACATTTGCACCCACACCCAAACCTGGACCAACAAGTTGTTTTTCAACTGGAGAAAGATTATCCATTCGACCATGATCATACATACGATTCCGCATGTTCAAAATTTCTTGACCACCACTTCGCTGCTGCACGGACACATCCGCAAATGACTCCATCTCTCTCTTGTGGGGTACACCAACGCGCATCCCATAACTATTTTTATCTATTTCAGGTTCTTGTTTTTGAACTTGAACTTGAACCTTATCTTGCTGGGGCACACTTTCAGCCTTTTCAGCCCTTTTTCCTAGATTTCTACCGGCGTAGACAAGACCTGCAACAGCCATGATTGATATGGGATCAGCCATTCTTATTTCTTATTAACATTTTTATTAGAGTAGTATCTTTGCTGAAATAAACCATTTTGGAGCTCCGCTCGAGTGCTCGATGGTTCATATGTCATGCTTCTAAGAGGGACCTTACACTCCATGTTCGTGAGTGGGAAAAGATTACGCTCATACGTTTGGACTATGGTCTTGTTAAAACGAGAGGTGCTCTGTGGACGAAGTTGATCGCTAGTATCTATATGTTGTGCTGGAGATCCCTTACCAGCCTTGTATGGTGCGGTACCATACAACATGGTGTTGGGCCGGCATCCACCACAGTTAAGGGTACTGGGCTGGGGATATACAAAAACCTCCTCAGTCGCTTTGACGGGTGGGATGGCCTCTTTGTTTTGAACTATGGAAAGACCAGGTTGGAGCTGATATGCCATTTATTATTACATAAGAATTTTAATCTATCGCCTATCCGAATATGATGTAAGTCCACCATATGCTTCGAGTTGAACTCCACGGGCATCTGGGCTACAATACCGGTTGTTGCTCTTACACATTGGACCATTCTTTGGTCCATATAACCATTCAGCGAATCCTGTCTGGTCTCCTGGAATTTTCGTCACTGGATTGGAAACAAATTGACGATCTAATCCATTCCTCATGTATTTTGGTAATGGAGATCGAGAACGTCCAGAATCATATCTAACACTACCACTCGTGTCAGGTTGTACAGTGGAATAATAACAAGCTTCTAATCTATTTGGGGCATCTTCGAAATCTGTAATAAGAACGTTACCCATTGGATTATCTTGTGTTGGACGTTGACATTTTTCGCCACACTTTGTCGAAACGTAGGGCTCCTTAACCTTATTACTTCTGTAAAGAACAAAAATGACCGCCAAAGCAGTCATTCCTAAAACAAAAATACGCGGATCTCGACGAATGAGATAGATTACACAACACACGTAAATGATAAAACGCGTCGCCGCATTGACCCTCTCTTCTGGAGACTGATCATCCGATGGCCAGAATTCTGATATATGTTCAGAGCTAAGAAGTTCCTGAGGATTATCAAACCAAACCTTCATTTAGTATATGTGAAGGTTTATTTTTTCGGAAGACCACCAAGCATACTACTCATCATCTTCATCAAAGCATCCTGATCCAATGAACCGTTGTCGTTCTGCATCTTATCGGCACAATCCTTCGCAATCCCTTCAATCATACTCAGTGTGTCAGCTGGAATAGCTGTAATAGTCGTACCAAGCATGTAGAGAGTCTGAAGATACTGCCAGACAGCTGACTTTGTACTGTCTGACATTCGTGTCCAGTACGACTTAATATCAAGTTCCTTCAAAAAATCAATAGTTTCAATTTCCATGAGAAGAAACGTTTCATCTTTTGATGAAATCCTTTCTGCGTATGGTGAAACACCTGTCATAAATCCGTCAACAACAAGACGAGGGTTTGTCGTCTTGAGAAGATCGAAAGATGTTAACATCTTCTTAATGCCTTTTTCATCTGGAAAAGTCTTGTGCAATTCCACAAGAAATTGACCCATCATATCGTTAAACGCGGTAACGGACGCCATTTTCTTATTATAAGTATACAATCTTTAAGTTTAGAAAGGATCACTAGAAATAGCTTCCTTTTTACCTAAACCCTGTGAAACTATGAAAAACACCAAAATCGCAACAAGAACAGCTGGTTTGGTGTACTTGTTCAACTCCAGTTTTCCTTCGTTGTTGAGGTAAGCTTTGGCATGAATATACCCAGCAGTAATACCACCGGCGATGAGAGCGGCACTCATGGGATCGCGTAGATAGTCTGAGAGTTCCATTTAATTATAACGGGGATTTTTTCTGGTGCGGTCTGGTGCGTCACCAAAAAGAACTCCGTCATCTTCTTGTTCTAATGGTGGTTGTTCTGGTTCTGGTTCTGGTTCCGGTTCAAATGCTTTGACACCTGGCACAGTTTTAAATTCATTTTCTAAACCAGTTGGAATGGGGTCTTCCATTGGTGCTTCCTCCATCGGTGCTTCCTCCATTGGTGCTTCCTCCATTGGTGCCCCTTCCATTGGATCCCCTTCCATTGGAGCCTCTTCCATTGGAGGACCATAGTCGTCTAACACATCTGGATCGGGACTATCTTCGATTTCTCCACCGAGATCGATGTTTCCAGAATCTTGAGACATATACGTCTGGAGAATTTGTTGAACAGGGATGAGATCTTTTACAGATGTCTCGATACAAACACAGATCCGAGCAGTTAATTTTTCGTCGCGGACATATTCACTTTGTTCCTCGTGGAAAATGTACGGATCCTTGTACAAATCCTTCGCTGCATTGTTGTAGCACGTTTGAATGAACACCTCGTTGGTGGGCAACTTGAGTGCAATTTTTTTGTTATCGGACTTGAGACGTACCGCTGAAAGAATCTTAGTACACGCGACAAATACCGCAGCGAGAAGGTCACTGAACCATGCACATCGACCAGCAATATTGTCCGCGTGTTGTTTGGACATCGCATTTGACCAGTTTGGAACTTCTTTGAGAAGCTTTTGATACATAATCAAAACTTTGCGACCCTTTGAGAGGGTGTTGGCTTCATTATATAATTCATGGAAAACTTCAATCATAGCGGGACACATGATATGACAGAGTTGCCCCATGTATTCCTTCTTCGCTTCTACCATTATATTGAGTGGATCTGACATGATTTATATGATAAAAGGGTTTTAAATTTTGTGATTTTACTACGCACCCCGCCTGTATTCATTTGCCATCTTTTTCAAATTCATCAAAGTTGGAAATTCCACTTCATCATCATCTTCTTCAGTTTTATCTTTTTTCTTTTTTTGAATTTCCCATGATACATATAGATCGTGATCACTTATACGTTTGACGATAAAACCACCCAAACTAAATTGTCTTGCTATGTATCGCGCGGCCGCTTGTCTATCAAACACTGGGTGTCCAACTAAAAATAAAGGTATGGTCAAAAACAAATGTTTATGTCCAAGTTCAGCAGATTGTTTAATTTTAGCGGAAAATTGTTCATAAATTTTTTTGTATATATTTTTTCGAATCTCTTTTCGTTTCTCTTCTACCTTTATTACATCGTTGATGTGTAACATTATAATTACTGGAGTTTAATTTTTGCGGAATCAAACTCATCTTTGGTGGGTACCGCTACCTCTTTCACAATTTGATAATCAACAAACTCCTTCGCTTGAGAGCCTTCTGTGAAGGGAGTAATATCACTTGGTGCCTGAACATCAAGAGGTTGTGAACGAAGAGCGATAAGGCGGACATTTTTACCCTTCACTTCGAAAGAAGCGACAACGGAAAACCCGAATGAAAAGCCGTTGTTCTTGATAACCATAAACATACATTCAAAAATGCTGTCCTCTTCACCCCTGTACTGATTGACCGAGGTCGTCTCAATGATGTACGTGCATACACCAGTTCGTGTTGAGATTTCCTTGTTCGCCTTCAAGACAAACTCTTCTATCATGTCATTGTCAACACTAGTTTCAACTTTCGTATATTTTGATAGATCTGGTCTGGGATCATCTAACTGAACTCGCTCGACAGGTTTCGTGTACCCCGCCATACCGAAAGACTCTCTCTTGGTCAGAAGAATAAGTGCGATTACAATCGATGCTATCACGAATATATAATTCATCTTTACTATACTGCGTTAATTTTTTTTTACAAATTAAAAATTATATACTAGATATGTCTCTGCTGATATATAGTCCGAGGTGCAAACATTCAATGGATGTGATCGAATACATCAATAAACATCAACAGCTGAAACAACTTGTTCATTTTCATAACATTAATACACAGGGCATACCACCAAATTATAAAAATAAAATCAACCGAGTTCCCACGATGCTTACGAAAAATGGTAAAATTTTGGTGGGTAACGAAATAAAAAATTGGCTTGACTCACTTTTACCCAAACAGGAAGTTTCCAACTGGGGATTTGGCGATGGCTGTTCCATGTCTACCCTCGATGGTGGGGATGACACAAGTATCTTCCGTCTCGATGAATATGGAAAATCTTTACAACCCGCGATGACAAAAGAACTTCAGGAAAAGATTAGTCGTGATGTATCAAAAGGTGAACCATATACAGATTTAAAGATGTAACGCTTTACAAATTATAGATGAAGTTTGTCACTATTCAAGCTACGGCTTTAAAGTCGACGTTTGAAGTATTAAAGGATATTTTGAATGACGTAAACATCTACTTTAAACCAGATGGGATGTACATTGTTACACTCGACAATGCTAGGACATCTCTCATAGATATGTTTCTTTCAGCTGATAATTTTGAGGAATATGTATGTGAACAAGATGAAATTTTAGCTGGAATTAATATTTCAAATACATTCAAACTTTTGAAGACGATTACGAATAATGATATTCTAAAACTTGAAATTAATTCCAGGGAATTTATGGATATAGAAATTATAAGTGAGTCGAAGAAAACAAACACCAAGTTTCAACTTAAACTCCTGGATATCAACGAAAGTCGAATTGAAGTTCCGGATATTACCATGACTACGGTGACAACTTTACCATCTACAGACTTTCAACGTCTATGCAGAGATATGTCCAACATTGGGGTAGACATGGAAATACTGAGAGAGTGTAATACGATCACCTTTCGGTGTAATGGTGATTTCGCAAACCAGGAAACAACCATTGAAACTATTGAAAAAAGTGATAAAATGTCAGGACTTTACAGTCTAAAATATTTAAATATATTTACAAAGGCGACGAGTATGTGTTCATCTGTACAAATTATCCAAGAGTCTGGAAATAGATTTTTGATTTTAAAATATAACGTCGCAAATCTCGGTGAACTGAAATTTTACCTGGCGACTACGGTATCCGAAGATCAATTGTAAATCCATTGAGAGTGGAAATAGTTTTTTTCATGCCAATACTATTGGTAATCTCCACTTTTGGAAATCTTTCTTTTAATGTATCTCTATCGTAATACAAAAAGTGTTCTAATGAAACACTCTGCTCATGAAAATCATTTCTAGGTCCAATATAACGTTTCACCTTTTCAGTAATGTCTCTTTGTGGTTTATCATCATGGTCAACTAAACAAACATTACTCAAAGGAATACTAAACTTCATAGGTTGTTCATCCTTATCACCCGGTTTGAAATTTATATCGTTAGAAATAGCTTTATAAATATGACCATTAAATGAATATTCAACACGTAAAATGACATATTTAACATTCTGTGGAATAGTCGTGTGTCTAAAATTTTTACCTTTAGCTTTTACGTAATACTGTTCAAGAATACCATCCCAAGATTTACTCTCATCTCTCCAGAAATCATCTTCAATTTGATATTTCATATCATTTTCAAGTTCATATTCAATCTCTTCGGATAATATATAGTAGTCTGGATACGTAGTTAATTTTCTAAACAGTAGAAATATAAAGCTTAAAAGTTTAAACAACATCTCTTTATATAATGGAAGGAAACTTTTTAAGTAGATACAAC